TTTCAAAAGTGCCATCGCCATCATCATCCGTTTTCAAAGTGGTAACGGAAACCAAATCATCTTGCGTCGGCAAGGTATAACTATCCACCGCATAAAGGGAAATGGTTGCGTTCTGCTGATAGAACCTGCGCCCGCAGTAACCATCAATTCGGCGTGACGCGCCTTCAATAGATCTTTCAAGAAGCGCATCATCTGCACTATCGGTAATGCGAAGCGCGGCTTTCACTTCATTCAGCGTGCAATACCCGTTCGCAATTGCCATCGCTAAGCCTTCTTTCGCTTACGCCCACGAACCACTTTCGCTTGCTCAACATCCACATCAACCGATGCGGTTTCAACAACTACATCATCAACACGATGACCCAATGCGGCAAGCGCATCATCAACCATTTGCACCTTGTCACGCAACCCGCGACGAACATACGATTCGCGTTCAGCGAGCAAGCCAGCAATCCATTTGTTTTGTTTCATAACGCAACATCCTACTTCTGACGGGGGCGGTTATTAGCCGCCCCCGTCAAAACTTAGGAACGCAATTAGAAGGTCGGGGCTACAAGACCCGTACCGCCAACCAATGCGAATGCATTGGGGTAGCGGTTGGCGGTGTACGCGCTGTAACCGTACACAACCATCTTCACTTCAAGTTCTGCCGACTTGACATCTTCAAAACGAAGCATCATCGGTGAACCATCGCCCTGTTCCCACAGATGGCTTTCGGAAGTGTGACCAACGATGATGACATCTTCGTTGCTTCCTGCACCATTGGTGGTGATCACATTGGCATCGCTGATGACGGGGATTCCCGCAATCGCGTAACCGCTTTGTGCATACTGAGCCGCACCGTTACCCGTTGCAATTGGGTTGAAACCGTAAGGTGTCGGAACAGCCAATGGGCGGTTCGTGCTGTCCACTGCCGCCAAAATAAACGCAAGGCGGCGTGGGTGCATCAGGATGAAGTTCGGGGTCTGGAAGTAGTTGGTTTGCACACGCTGAATGGCATCCAACAACTTCGGGTAGAGTTCCGCAACCGTTGGCGATGCATCGGTGTAGGTCACAACCTGTGTGATGGTGTTCGTCAGCGAAGTTGCCGAAGTGGTCACATTCAGGCTGTCAAGGTTCGTGTGGTATGCCGAAACAAGGTCAGCCATCACAAGGCTGTCAATGCCCGTGCCACGCTCTAAGGCTTGGCGCGAAACATTCTGCTGACCAGCAACGGTGACAACCGAAACATCAAGTTTGGTGTCATCCATGTTGGTTTCCTGCACAGCCGAACCTTCGGTTTGCACCGCGGTTGCGCTACCCGTGGTCACCTTGCTGATGCTCAGCGTCAAGCCTGCATCTGGCAATTGGTGCTTACGCGAAGCATCCATGAACGGGCGACCCGCACGGGCGAATGGCGCGGCAAGGTCGGTCAAGAACTGCGGCACAACAAGACCAGCGAAGTTTGCGCTGGTGACATCGCGACGCTCAATGCGCTCTTCGTTCATGTGGCGTGCGAGACGCTCACGGGCGGCGAAGTCGCCATTGAACTGTGCGGCGTACGCATCAGAAATGAACGAATGCTGACCGTTGGAACGGTAGGTGCGCGGCTCGCTGGTCACCTTGCTGGTGACTTCGGCAATCTGATTCTTTGCGCGAAGATCGGCGGCTTCCTTTGCACGCTTTTCAAGTTCGGCGTGACGCTCAATCTGCGCATCAAAATCGCGAACTTCGTCAAGCGACTTGGCAATTTCCGCATCTTCATCGGCGGTCAGGTCGCGTGCTTCCGTCTTGGCGGTTGCAACAATTGCTTCGGCGCGAGCAAGAACTGCATCACGCTTTTCAATCAGTTTATCTTTCATGGTTTTTCCTTAGGGGAATAGTTGGGATGTAATCGCCAAGTGCGATACCAAAGTGCGCTAGATGTAGCGCGGCTCAATCGCGGCTGTGCCTGCGCGCCAATGCGATTTGCGCAGAACGCAAACGCACGGGTGCGTTGCTCACGATAGTAGCGACTTCCTGCGCAGTTTGTCCACTACGAATTTCGGCAACCGTTTCTTCATACGCAGGGAAGGTCACAACTGACACATCGTACAGTTGCACTTCCTTCAATTCGCGCACCGATCTATCGCTATTCCAACTATCTTTGATGGTGCGGAAAGCGAACGACATCTGCGAAATGTCGCCCCGCTTCATAGCGGAAATGACCCGCGCCGCATCAGGGTTCATTGGGTCAAGGGATGCTTCCACACGCAAACCGCGATCATCTTCTTCCAACATCAAAGTTCCAGACTTTGTGCGGGCAAGCGGCACACCTTCATGATCAATCAGCAAACGCACATCTGCGCCATCATTCAAAGTCTTGGCGAATGCACCGCGACGCACATATTCAACAAATGGCATCGGCTCAGATGGGCTATCAAAAACAGATGCGTAGCCAATCAACTTGTTGCCTTCACCATCCTGTCGTGCTTCCAAATTTGTGAAAGCAACAAAACGCTTTTCGTCAGCCTTCTTCACACACCAACGCACTTCGGTTGGGTCTGCAATTGCTTTGCGTAGTTCAGCCATAGATGGTGAACAGGTTACATTGTTGCGTTGCGCATTTCTATCGCCTTCTGAATACTTCGGATGCTCAGGGTGCAGAAGGTCATTGTCGCCTACATACTTTGAATTTTCTGGTTTGCCTTTCTCAGCCAAATAAAGAAACGCATTCACGCGAGCCATCGCCCATTGTTGGCGTGTCATGTTCGGGCGGTGAGAAGTAGAGAATGCGCCCGCACCGCGTCGCCACACAGAACGCAATGCGCCAACCCGAACCCGTGTCCACACAGGTTTATCTTCATCATTCATCCGCTTATTGTGTTCATCAGCCTTGTTTTGCAGGCTGGTTTCAACTGCATCCGAAAGGCTGATGTCGCCTGTCTTGTCGGCGGCAGAACCAGCAGGGTTTTCATCCGAACCTTTGATTTGGTCTTGCGGTGGTGCGGGTGCATCAGCCCGTTCTTCTTCTTCGTTCAATCTGTCCACGATGCGTTGGGCATACGCCTGCGCCCTACGCGCCGAAGTCTTGGATGCACCGCCACCCCACAACAACATCGCAACCAAACCTGCGGTGATCTCATCACCTTGCACCGCATCCAAATCAACGATATGACGCGCAATCCACGCAGGTATTTTGCGCCACTTCGCTTCCGACAAGGCTTCACCATTCGCCATGCGGCGAGCATCAGCAACCGTTGCAGGCACAAGCCCATCGCCAGAAAAACCTTCGTCATGCAAACGCAAACCGCGACGCGCCGAAGCCGCCATGAAATCAGGTGCAATCAAACTGATTTGGCGTTGTTCAACGCTCGCAACTTCTTCTTCTGGTTCACTCTCGCCAGACATCTTTTCTTCCGAAATAATCCACAATTTACAAATCCCATTCGGGGCGATATCACCAGAAACGATTTCGCATCCACCGCCACCTTCATAGAAAACACAATTCGCACAAATCATTCCATCTTCCGCGAATGGTGATTGCTCAACATAATGCGCACCATTGCCACCAATGCCTTGATCCCATGCACCGAATTCATCAGCAATTTTTTCGTAGATGTCATACATAGCCGCCTGTCGCGGATTGATGTTGTATTGATCTTGTTCGGCAAGACCTTCAATCATTTCTTCCACATCGTCGGAAGGTTCTTCCATTTCGCCATTCGGTTCTTCCATTTCCATCTGCCGCGCACCAACTTCACCGATGGGTTCTAAACCTTCTGCCAATGATTGCGCAACCATGCGATCAATCGCATCCTGCTTCGTGTCATAGCAAGCAAGCGTTTCAAACGAACCATCTTCACGCTGAACAACAGCCGCCCACCGCGAACAATCAGGTTGATTTTGTGAAATCCCGTAAGGCATAGAAATCAATCTGCGTCGGGTGTCAGCACGCGCACATCATCTGTCTTGCCTGTGTCACAGATTGCGTAGATGGTTTCTTTTGTTGGAACAAAGATTTCAATTGGTGCAGAATGTTTGACCAAACGCAAACCTGTTGCGAATGTAACCGATGCATTGCCGACAGCAATTGTTTCGTTGCCAACAATGTTGAGATAGATGTAGCGGTTCTTATCGTCTGCGGCAACCAATACTGCGGCGGTGTCTGTCACTGTTACTTGGTAGCCGCGCATCGCTGTATCCCATCTGAATGAAAGTTGTTAGGCGTACCACCATAGCAACCCGATGAACAGGATTGTCACGCGCCAGCCTTTTCAAGTTCAGCAATCTGTGCATCAATCGCATCCTGCTGTTGATGATATTTGCTTATCGTTTCAATCCTTATTGCGCGTGCCGCTTTGCGATTGCGCGGCACAGGTGATTCCATAAGTCCGCGAACGATGTAACCGATTCGCATCCATTCGGCGCGAAGTTCTTTGATTTGGTCGGCGGTGGTTGCCATGTTCACGCACCCGCCTTTGCAAGTTGCTTCCGAATGCTGATTGCCGCGCCACGCATCTTGCGTGCAAGTTTTTGAATATCGCCATCAAGAACCTTGCATTCAAGTGCATCGGAAAAGTAATCACAATCGCTAAGCAGTTCTTCAATCGCTTCGCGCGATAGCAAAACTTTTGTGATTGTTTTGTTTCGCTCAATGGAATGGATCAATCCATGCGATTCGCCATCAACATGAATCATTGGCATTTGATAACGCTTGCCATTGCGACAGTCATCGCACTTGTCCAAAAAATAATGCGGTGTTGAACACGCAATCATTTGCGCATTGTAAAGGCGATCTGTGTGATCATCCCACACTTGATTGCTGATGCTGATTTTGATGCTGTTCATGTTGTTCCCTTTCGTTATCCCGATGTGTTCAGTATAGGCATATCGCGGGGGATATTGCAACTATTTAAAAATCCCAACAAAACCAGCCCTTTTCAGCACTTACAAAAGAAGCAACAGTTCCTCATCGTCCCGTTCAGCCACCCATGAAACAGATCCAACAGCCCTAGCCCGCAACACAGGAAACCGAACAGACGCAGTAGCAAACACAGAAACGGGTTCGCGCTCAACAACAATCGTTTCAACTTCGTGCGGAACATCCTTCACAACAACAATAGGTTTTGGCGGCAACGGTTGAATCCAGCGAATCCCACCACCACCACCAGCGCGACCAATCACCGATGCAGATGCAGACGCATCCAAAGAACCAAGCGGCGCATCCGCAACACCTTCACCAACAGGAATCACCACACCATCCGCCGACGCAACCAACGCAGGAACAACCGTGACACCAGAAGCATTCACCACAACCAACGCCTGACCAGATGCGCTCACCGTCTGGAACTGCGACACCGCTTGCGCAGAATGCGAAACCGTCGCAGATGCTTCCGCCGCTACCGCACCCAATGACGCTTCACCCGTCGCAGGATTATCAATATCGGCAAAAGCCGATGCGCTCAAACCACCAAACGAACTTGCACCAACAGCACCATGTTCAACAGTTGCAACCGCTTCACCATCAACACCACCCAAAGTTGCATCAGCCAACGCAACAACTGTGATGATGATTTCCGCAGAAGCCTGCGCAACCAATTCGCCCGCTTCGCTATCCGCAGAACCAACAACCTTGAATGACGCATCGC